GTAGCAATGGAGAGTTTTTCAGCAAAAAAGAAACTAGCTAAACAAAGAGAAGAGTTAAGAAATTTTTTAATTGCCCATTATGGCATGACAGCTTGGGATGACCTAATTAAAGAAGAAGGTAGAATACGTAGAAGTAGACAAGAAGCAATCTACGCTAAACAAGAACAAAATAGAATGATAAGAGATTACAGTATTATGGGTATAGCTGCTCTTATAGGTTTAAGTGCTTTAGGTTGGATGATATGGTTAATCAGCGTTTCTGTTTAATAGTTTTAATTGTTATAGTTTTTTGTATATTATTTTCAATAATTGCATTTGCTAAAACAGAAGATGATAGCACATCTCAAAAAATGACAACTTGTAGATTAGCTAGTCAGATATTAGGCAATAATCAAAGAGTATGTGTTTTTGTAGGTGCAAACAACACGCAGTATAGAGAATACGTACCATATGATGCAGGTCCTTGTCCTAGACAATATGAGTGTCCTTACAGACCAAATGAAAAACCATTCGACATAAAGAGTGTAGTTAGAAGTATAAAGGAACAATTTAAGTAATGGCAACATTAAAAAAATCACAAAGGTCATTAAAAGCGTGGAGCAAACAAAAGTGGCGAACAAAGTCTGGAAAGCCATCAAAACAAACAGGTGAACGATACTTACCTACAGCAGCAATAAAGTCACTTTCATCTGCAGAATATGCAGCAACAACAAAAGCAAAAAGAAAAGGCAAAAAAGCAGGTAAACAGTTTACTAAACAACCTAAAGGTATTGCTAAAAAAACTGCAAGATTTAGAAAATTTAGTTGACAGATAAAATAATATATGGTATTATATAGTGAAACTTATATGGGTTTTATATGTAATTTTGCAAGGAACAGAGATACAAGAAAATGTCTACTTCGATAATTTGGATACGTGCCTTGAATATGCACAGAAAATGCGACAACAAGACACACATCAACGACAAGCAGGAGACAAAATCTTTCTCAAGGTTTATTGCATACCTAAAGAAAGTGAGTAAAATATGTGGATACCAGTAATAACAATTTTATGGGCATTAGGAGATAATGCTACGTGGGTAAATTTTCCAATGGTTAATTTCCCATTTACATCGCAAGATACATGTTATCAATATGTAGATAAAGTAAGAACAAGCACAATACAAGACCCTCAATATTTAAATGGTTACAGTACTTGTGTTTACATTGGAGACCCTATAGTTAAAGGAAAAACAACATGATTGATTGGAATAAAATTAAATTTGAAGTATGGAATAAACGATTTGGTGAAGGAACAAACTTTGACCTAGACTATGGTAAATTATTTATCATTGGTTTATTAGTTTATCATATATTCTTTCAGGGTTAAAATGGCAGAGCGTGTTGACAAAGATAAAATGCCTTGTAATAAACCAAGGCGAACTCCTGACCATCCTACTAAATCACATATAGTAAAAGCATGTGAGGGTGGTAAGGAGAAAATAATACGTTTTGGTCAACAAGGTAAAAAAGTTGGTGAGCTAAAAGGAACGGCAGGTAAACCTAAAGCAGGTGAGTCGGCTAGAATGAAAGCAAAACGTAAGTCTTTTAAAGCTAGACATGGTAAGAATATTAAAAAAGGTAAAATGTCAGCAGCTTATTGGGCAGATAAGGTAAAGTGGTAATGCTAGAACGATTGATTGATTGGATAACTAGTTTATTTAAAATTAAAGTAAAAGAAATAAAATATTTAACAGGACAAAAAAAATGCTTGGATTAAGTTCTTTACTAAGCCCTATTGCTAATATAGCAGGAACTTATCTACAGGGCAAAATGGATAAACAAAAAGCCGAGACAGAAGTAAAGGTAGCTCGTGCTAAAGCAGAAGCTAAAGTCTATGAGACTGAAGCTACATCAAGTATGTTAATGGAACAGAACCTTACCAATCAAATGGCAGGTTCTTGGAAGGATGAATTTTGGACAATTATTTTTGGTGGCATTCTTGTAGCATGTTTCTTGCCTT